AACCGGCTGCACGCCAGAGTTTTCGATCCAGCCGTTCACATCAGGCTTCACGCGGTACTTGACAATGTCACCGTCGACATCTTCAAGACTCCAGTCGTAGAAGCCTGCGTTGAACTTGCCTTGGATACGCCCATCACGTAGCTCCATCTCGATCATGGCGGCGCTGCTCACCGGCATGACGCCAGTATTTTCTAACCAGTTACCTAACATTTACTCTCCTTGTTGTATGAACTTGCTATGGAGCCACGTAGCCAGCATTGCACCTAAGCCAGCGCCGAAGCCAATTGCCAACACTACCCAACCCCAACCATTTTTTGCTACGGTAGCCACCACGTAGACCTCGCAGACGGCCATTAACATGCTCGTCGGCAGAATCCACCAGTATGCCTTATGTACTACGTTTAACTGCTGGATTGACTTAAGCCCGACGAAGAAGAACGACGAAGCGAATGCCAGAGCGTACATCATATGACGAAACCACGAGCGTCGAACTCGACATGCACACGACGGTGCTGCTTGGAGCGTGGCTTACTACGGTTCTGCAGACGGCTATTTTCAATAGCTATCAAGCGTTTCTGCTCTTCCTTCAACTCTTTACGCTCGTGAGCGTCATGGATACGGCGATTCGATTGGTCGTGCTTGCGTGGTGCTGACATTTGATTCCTTGTGGTTGTCTAATTAAACTACTTGTTATACTGGGCAGAGGCCGAAGAAGTCTTCGCTGTATGCTGCCTTAATCGAATCTTCAAAGAACTGCTGGTTCCCGAACTCGTGAGTAAAGATTGGCCGTCCTAACCGCTTCTCTGCGTCTTCGTGGAACTTGCTGAATGGAATAGTTGTTATTCCAGTGAAACCCATAATTACAATTGCTTGCTGCTCAGTAAGTCTTTGCATTTCACTCCCTGTCGGTGTCTGTTTCGATGTAAGTATTATCGTTTAAAGTTTGATTCGCGTCAAGCATTTCGTCAATTATATTTTCAAACTTGGTAAAAGCTACTCGCTGCTGCTTCAGAGATTCCACAGTAATTAAAGTATGTCCTTCCTTATGTAACCAGGTGAGGAGCTTCCTTGCTTTAATCCTGTGGATGTTCTTGTCATCGACCTTGGTTTCCAGAAGACCTCTTGGGAAGCCTGCCGGGAACTTCGTAATGTACGAGAAAGCTATTGTAACATCGTTCTCGCCAGAAATGATAGCTTCCATGCAGGCTTTTACCAGTAAATCGTAGTCTGTTTTCTTCGGCTTGCGGAGAGTGGCGAGATAGGAGCCTTTCGGCTTCCCATGTCTAGTTACCTGCATGCGTCTAAGAACTCCTGCCGCAGATTACCCTGCCGCAGCGTACCTTTAAAACTTCGTGTCTCTGTCTCACTTCCACTCTTACAGATGCCCCGCGACTCCATGCACATGTGCCTTGCTTTAAGGTACACCCCCACACCCTTCGGAGCAAGGTGTAAGTCAAGTGCATCTGCGATCTGCGAGGTAAGGCGTTCCTGTACCTGCAACCTTCGTGCATACATATCCACTAGGCGAGATAGTTTAGATAGTCCAACTATGCTTCCGTTTGGCACATACCCGATTGTTGCCACGCCGAAGAATGGTGCCATGTGGTGTTCGCAATGCGTATAGAAAGGGATATTCTTGACTATGATTAGGTCATCGTCTTCGCTAGAGCCGTCTTCAAACGTCTTAAGTATGTCTCCCGCGTCCATCGCATAACCGCTAGTCCACTCGGCCCATGCTTTTGCGACCCGCGAAGGTGTATCTTGCAGCCCCTCTCGCTCTGCATCCTCTCCTATGCCTGCCAGTATACTTCGAATCGCCGCTTCAATATTGCTCATTTACTCTCCTTGTATATTGCTGAGTTTGCCCCGTGTTCACTTACCTCCACTGATTCCAACCTAACTCGTGGAGAGTATCCAGAGTCTAATAGCCACATTGCACCGACGCGGTATGCAACTTCAGCAAATTTCTCACAACCTGTGGCGTGTACTACTATCAAGTCCAGTATCCCGCGTGCGTCTGCCTCCTGAAACCAGTCCAACTGTGGATCATCTATAGCCACTACTGTCTTATGATCGAAGTACTGCTCCAAGTAACCTTTAAGCACCTTTAAGCCCCCAAAGTCAACCACCCAGTTCCTGTCATCAAGGTCATCCGATTCAAATACAAACTTTAGGGACAGGGCGTATCCGTGGAGTTTGTTACAGTGAGATGTGGCTCGCCATTGTCGAAACGCACAACTAAACCCCACCTCATGTCCGTACGTCTTTGTTGACTGATACACACTACACCCCCTTATAATTATATGTTGTTGGTAACTCCATAAGCCCTTCTTCTGCAGCCCTTATTACTAGCGGGTCAGGAACTCCAGCCTCCTCAAAACCTCGCCTTCTAAGAATGGATGCGTGATCCATTCCCGTAGGTGGGTACTTGCCGTCGTATGCAGTGTGAGACAGCGCCAATGCATCCATACACCCAGTAAGACTGCTCGCAAGCCTCACAGTGTCTGCCTTTGACAGGTGTAGCAATGGTACTAGAATCTTAAAGGCGTTATCTACGAACGTCCCTGCGTTGCAGGATTGCTCCAACGCTGATATAAACTCCAACCGGCAGTCGGGGTATCCTTCGCTATCTTCTGCGCAACACCCGTACACTACCGTATTTGCCCCGATGCAGTACGCATAATTCGCAGCCAGAGTGATGAATAGTTGATTCCGCATTGGTACAAAAGTCTTCTCAAGCCCTTTCGGAAGGTTGTCTACATCGTCATACTGCTCTAGGTTAGAGGTTGACACTAGTGGAGACGTTCCCTGCAATGCTCCCGGTATTTCGATTACGATGTTAGGGACTCCCGCCAGTTTCGCTATAACTTTCGCACTTTCAAGTTCAATTGAATGGCGCTGGCCGTAGTCAATGCTGACAGTACTTACTTCGTATCCTTGATGTATTGCCCAGTACAGGCAGGTGGTACTGTCTTGCCCACCAGATAAAACTACTACTGCCTTTTCTTTCATTACTGTACTCCTATCACCTTGTGAAGCTGCAATTGTAGTATGTACCCATGTTTCATGCAAGACTTAAGTACTGCTGCCTGATTAAGGGTGTTGATAGTATCATCTTGTGCATCCATCGGTTGCAGATAAATGCGACGATTTCCAATGGACTTCGGCCTTGCAACAGATGGGTATGCGCTGTGATTCAATGCCAATACTGGAAGCCCGTCTTCAGCAATACTATCATAGGACAGTACGTACTTGAATGCATCTGCCCTGCGCTCTGTCACTGCATTCATCTTGCCCGTCTTTGGACTGCACACAAGAAATGCAGTGGATGGGAAATTGGAAGGTGGTGGAAGCGTACCGTTTGTCTCTATCTGCACTGTGAATCCCGCCTCTGTCAGCAACCAGCAAAGGCGCGAAATGTTCTGACGAAATGGCTCACCTCCTGTAATTACCACGAGATTTGCAGCCCCACATCTCTCTCGCACATCTTCTGCAATTCTCTCGTTAGTGAGAATACTTACATCGTGTCCAGTGTAAGTTGTGTCGCAGCTAGGGCATTGTAAATTGCACCCTGCCAGTCTCACGAACACTGCAGGGAATCCTGTGAACATACCCTCCCCCTGTATCGTGTAAAATATGGAGTGAACTTGAAGTGAAATTCCCGAAGCTTGATCTACTTTTTCAATTGGTTGTATATTAATAGTTTTCATTTTTCAATCACACCCTCCTCGATAAGCCACTCTCTGTCCCATACAGGCGCTGACTGGAATGCTTCAATCTTCTGCGCAATTCTTTCGTTCCCTTGCCACCTCTCTACCGCTGGATGGATGCCCTTCTTCATACACAGGTGTCCGTTTACTCCCGCGTTAGTGGAGTCTCCACTGTGAAGTGGGAGGTATTGGAAAAGCTTCACATCTAACATCCTGAGTCCGTGTACCTTACATGGTAGTACGCCGCGAGAGTCCGTAACTGTGTCCATGAAGTCTGCCATATACACCCACCACTCTTTACTGCCGTTTCTAGGCCAGAGGCTGGTTGAACCAAAAGCCACTTTGCTAAACTTACTTGCGAGTCTAAAGAATCTGTCAATAGGTTCCCCCAGATGGTAAACAGGTATGCTAGGGAACTCAGACTCCCACTCGGCTATTAGTTTGTCATTCTCTTCGTCTGACCCCATTATTACGTCAGGGATTAGACAAAAGTCGAAACTTGGGTGTGTAGCCAGTTCATTTACAAACTTCTCATATGCAGGTACATCAATGCGCCCACCAGAAGCTTTCCAGATCGTGAAGGCACCATTGTCCAAGCAAAAACTCTCACAACATTCCAGCACCTCTGCGGTCTGTCCTGGATATGCAAAACTTATAAGGGCGTGCCGCCCTTTCAAAAACTTTATCGCGTCAAGTTTGGAGCCACCCACAGGGGTTCCGTGGTATTTAATCATCTTTATCCTTTCGTCTATTGATCTTCATCGAACCCGCAGCAAGTCTCTTGCTTGATTCATCAGGGAGATTGATTTTTCTTCCAGTTCGTACACCTCCATCGAGACATATTCATCCATTGTGACGCGATTAATTACCCATGTGAGCAGCCAGAGTGTAAATGCGTGCCTCATCGAAACACCACGAGAATGATGCATACGACAATAATTACTGTAAGTAAATCCATTGAATTCCTCTCATTAATAAGATTAGTGACATGTGCCCCAGTTTGTACCTAACATGTAGCCAGCAGACAACTCCACGTTCAGGTTGTAGTATTCACCGGACTCCCGCACTGCAATCGTTGCCAGTTCGCCAGCCCTGCAATAACCTCTGAACCACCCCGCATCACTGTGTACCGGATCGCTCCAGACCTTGCCGTCATCCGACTTGAATGCTTTACACTCGGCCTCGTCAGCAAACTTCTTCCACTTCACCATGCTCCGCCTTACCTCAAGCTGCGCTTCATCGTGATAGGCAATCAATTGCTGACAGAAGTCAGAATTGCGCCAGTCATCGCGGAAGAAGTCGACGTATATGCCTTCGTCTTTCAGCATCTGCTCGTGGATTACCATAGCTCTTTTCGCGCAGATTACGCCTGCTGACTGGAACGCCGTGTTAATTACATTGCCCTTGCTGCGAATAGGCAACTTTCTGCCATCCAGCCCTTTCAGGAATTTCTTCCCGCCAGTGGTCTCCCAATACTTCTGCATGTTCTCTTTCAAGAACTTCAGAGGCTCTGCCAGCAGCCAGAACGCATCAAAGATGATCTGCGCTTCAGCTAGTGTACAACCTACAGTTTTCGCTACGCGTGCCACCTGAGCGTTGTATGAGCATCCATACTTGACGTTCTTAGCGGTGCCACGAGGAAACGGTCGACCAAGGAGGACAGAGATACTTGAAGCCAACACAGTATGACAGTCATTCGGTTTTTCTGCAACCAAAGAGACACCGTATTCCGGCCCACCTGGATACCTGTACACGTAGTGCGCTTCGATCTTTGCTTCCAGTGAATCGAAGTCATAGCCCAGTTGAATGAAGCCGTCCTCGACATCAACACCAAACATTCCCCGCATCCTAGCGCCATACAGCGACGTTACACGAGGGACGTTTGCTACCAGCCTGTGCTTGAATCGACTAGTACCAGCCCCGCAAGTATCAGCAGGAGTAGGAATACGATGGTCGACAGCAATGCGCTCTGACGCCATGAAACCCTTGAATGCATAATCTTCGTCGTCGTCCATGTCATCAGGATCGAAACCGCCGCCAAGAATACTATTACGCCTATGAGCATAGGTAAGATACTCCGATACAAGTTTTGCATGTGGAAAGACACTTGCCAGTTCCAGCAATGCGGGGTCAATTTCCTTTTCCATGCCTACAGTAATCGTTGGATTAGTGTAGACCTTCAAGGGTCGTTTTATGTCGTGAGCCAGCAACCTGTCTCGTAGCTTCCTCCGGGTAGTTTCCAACTCTACCAGACGGTCACGCAGGAATGGACTCTCCAGTGACTGTTCGACATACCGCTCAACAGCAGCCTCAAACTTCTCCCTTGACAGCTTATTCTTTTTGCTGTCGCAAGTTAGGTCGCGCTCTTTGTATTGCGTTGGCTTCCAGCCCAGTTCTACCAGATAGCCTTTGATATGCGTCGTGTCCTTCACCGTGGCTGGCTCATGCGTCAGAATCGGTTCCTGAGCCATTGGGAGCCTGTAGGACTTGCCGTAGAGGTCGTCGGCGTACCACCCTGCCGGTGTGTCTCTTAGCGTCCCTCCGTGCTTCTCAACCCACTTGACGATGTGTGCATGCGGGTCGAGGTTCTTCTTGAACTGTCCTGCTGGAGGTATGTACTGCTTCAGCTTCGTCAGGCCCATCGGTTTCGGCGGCAGCAACGGTTCCACGATTGCCTTGATTGCCTCCATCTTCTCATCCAGGTCACGGACACTTTCTTCAGCTAGTGCCGTATCGAACCAGAATCCACGATGCTCTTGCCTCGTGATGATGTCCCTTACCTGCTGCTCAAGTGCAAACGGGCCAGACCAATCCCATGTGCCCCACTCTTTCATCAACGCATGATAAACTTGCTCGTTGACATCTACGTCTCTTTCGTTGTAGACAAGCATTTCTGGATGGTACACAGCGAACTCAGCGCCCTTAGGAGCGTTGTAGGGTATCAGCCCTACCTCTACAGCCTTGCCTCGCCAGTCGATCTTCTCCAGCCCTAGACGGTCACCCCACGGCTCGATACCATGACCAAGATACCTGTCAGGGTTCAAGCACTTTGACAGCACCAGCGTGTCGATGATTTCGACATCACGAGTCACGCCGTCAACTGTAATGGTGCAAGTCTCGCCAATGGTGTAGTCAATGCCAAGGTACAACTTGATCGCCAGCAAATCGAACCCGATCTGGTTATGAGCAATCAAGGTCGTTGCCTTGGCAAGCAACTGCAAGAACTTGGTTCTGATTTCATCGCCTACGAAACGATAAACACGCTGTGTGTCAATGTCCTTGGCGACGATGCAATGGAGTTTGTAGCTTGGTAGCAACACGTACGGGCTTGCTGTGTAGTCGATAGCAGTGTGATCCAGAAATCCTGTTGATTCAATATCCCATACTAATCGCATCCGACCTCCTTTCCTATAGTTGTGCCTCGATTATATCCGCAAGTTGGGCGAATGTCCGACCTTTATCGTTCAGTTCTGCGACAGACGCGCTGCGTCCGTCAGCGTCGTAACCTATGACAGGGTTGTTCGACGGCAGGCCAGCCCAGTCACTTACATCGTCAAGCAGGATACCCTCTTCTTCGCCACCTCCTGCCACAGTGTACAGAGCGGGACGACCTTCACTGTAACCTTGAATCCACTTACCTTCACCTGTCTCCTTGGCATGGATGTCAGACAGAACGCCAAGGCAGCACATCCTGCCGTCTTGACACAACGCGCCAGTGCCCTGCTCGTACTCATTGCTACGCAGCGCTGCAAGCCATTTTGCTTTTACTTCTGGATTCATTTTGGTAGTCATTTTTCTCTCCTCGTTAATTGATGCGTAATTATAACCAAATTTACCAACTATTGCTAGTCTATACGAAATAATTCGATCTCTTGCCTGCCAAACTTCGGTTGAATCCTCTCTTCTGGTTCGCTGGTCAGCCTTGCTCTTATGTTGGCATCGGACAGCTTGCAGTGGCCTTGAGTCTTGATTAACTTGATAACTGCCGTTAATTGCTTCTTGTACTTCTCAATGTAGTGGTATGCAAATTCCTGCGCCGGATGCATGTCATAAGACCGTTCAAATTCCACACACTCTTTGTCGTATTCTTTCACACTCCATGAGTGCAACTCTATGAACGTGTACCTACCGTATTGCGGGTCACTGTACTCTCCAGTATCTTCGTCATGGACCAAGTAGTGGTAACCGAACGTTAGATCAGATTTTCCCCAAGTACGAAGGCCAAGTACCAGCGAGACTCGTACTGACCGTCCCAAACTTGCGTATTTATCGCAGAACCCTTTGACATTCTCGAAACACTGCCCCGACTCAATTTTAAACCCTTCAACACTCTTTCCAAAGTGTCTCATCTCGTACTTGTATCTGTCTGCTTGCTGTATTTTCAATTCGGCTCCTAATCATCTATGTCTACCGTAAAAGTCCTCAATCGCTCATACACGAGAGGGTGGACTTGGTCTTTAAAACGCTCCGCTAGGACTTTACCGTAGCTCTCTTTTGCTTTCTTATATGCATAAAATGCATCCTCGTGGTTGTGAAATACGCCAAGCCACTCTGCATCCCGTCCTCCAACCCTGCACCTAGCTGCAAAGTTTTTGTTGCGCTTGATGTAGTACACTCCTACAGGCCACGTGCCACGTCTGCTACTGTTTAAGTTAATAAATGAGTTTATATCAGGCGGGACAAATGTGCAAGTGCTAGGAGAATATATTCTATTCCCAGGATACATTATATCTTTATCAACATCCCAGTCTGGCTGCCTATAAGGCTCTGCCATGTACCACCCTGAGTAATTCTCGTAGCTAAACCACTCATCGCAGACAGTGCAGTCCGCATATGTTGGGTTTTTGAGCCTCATGCCGTCGTCATAACATCTGCCTATCATAAGTGCCCACCGTGCAGATATACTCTCGTCTCCGTACTGTAGATAGTCTGTATTTCCACGGTAGCCCCTACCGTACACAGTCTTACTATAGGGTGAGAGGAACTGCCCGTTTCTCAGGTGGTTTATTTGACTTTTTGATATATGCCCAGAGTCTGTAAATTTTATGGTTACATCTCTAGACGATTTGTACTCGATTACCTCGGCACTTTCATCCCACTTATTTACGAATATAGTCCCAACCACATCTGTTAATTTTCCTGTCAACTATGCCTCCTCTAGTTCTTCTGATTTCTCTCTCGCCAAGTACTCAGAAGTCGTCTGATTAAATTCCAACCTGTCTATAGCTCTAGTGCAAGCAACGTAGAGTAGATTTTGTTCCTCTGTCGACAGCCCTATCCAATCGCCGTCTTCATTGTATGCCGATTTGAAATCTCCCTCTACACAGACCTGTGGCCAATCGCGCCCTTTACTTTTATGACATGAAGTGAACGTCACTTCAGGCTCATTACTATTCACATGACTAGTAAGCGTCTGAATCCAGGTGTCAGCTTCGCCAGAGGCTACAACCTTTACTATTCTGGACAACTCCGGTGCGTGCTTGGCCTCTTCAGTCATCGACTCCCACGTCCTATATGGGAGTAGGCTCTCGTGTTTGACATCTTTCGTAATACCCTCCTTGAGAGCAACAGCAGACGTGAGTAGTTTCACGAAATCCTTCACATCAATCTCAATAGAAATTCGTTTACGTCCTTGTATCGCCGTAATAGCCGCCTGTAAAAGTGCAGCATTGGTGCGAAATAACCGTGTGTACGGTTTTGACTTATCGACACACTGGAACGACGCAACGGAACTTATTTTATCGTTACCCTCTATACGCAAAGCACCTTCAAGTACAGCCGTAGCGATATCCGCTATTGGCTGTCCGTATCGAAAAGACTTCGTCAGACTGCGGGATTCGCAATCAATCAACTGCATCGCGTTTACCGATCCACGCCACTGGTAGATGGCTTGCCGTGCGTCTCCGACAAAGACTATCTTCATTCTGCCGCGTTGTTGCAGAATGATATCCATTACACAAGGTGTGCTGTCCTGAGCTTCATCGATATACAGTACGTCGAAGCCAGCCAGCTTCGGCTTGCTCAGTTGGTACATTTTCAGGTACGTGTCATGCGTTGCCAGAACGTTGCTGCTGTAGTCGATGCGATCTTTCCACAGAGCCTTGGCACCAGCGAGGATCACGCCTTCGGTGTAGGACATGTTAGCGCCGGTCTTCATCTGCAGTTCCATCAGTTCACCACGCGGGACGTGATGCTGGCCGATTGCTTGGTCTGCCGACTGCTCGAAACGTGCCACAGTGGAACGAATCAGCAGGCCAAGAAATGCCGTTGACAGCCCTTCAGTCTTGCTCAGTTCGATAGGCGACAGCTTGTATTTCTTGCCGATTTCAGAGCCGGTGCCAGCCACGTTCACGTAGCCGCCAGTTGGGCGGGACAGCTTGTCACGCAGCTTGGTGCCGAATTTTGCGTAGGCCAGCGAGTGAGTCGTACGGCAGGTAACGTGATTTGGGAATTTCTCTGCTGCTTCGTTTGCAGTGACTTTGTTGAAGGCCAGATACAGCGATGGGGCAGTGTTTGCTTCAGCCATCATCGTCAGGGTGGAAGTCTTGCCAGCGCCAGCGCAGGCTTCGATCTTCAGCATTTGGATTGCTGTGTCGACTGCGGCTGCGATGCAGGATGCTTGTTGCAGGGTAGGTGTACGTGCCATGTGAATCTCCTTGTGGGTTGCGTGTTGCGGTTGGTATGAAAGAAGTATGGGGCTTGCCAGACCCCATGTCAATACTTTTATCTCATTAATGAGAATATTCTTCGTTTAGCAACTCTCGGATAGCATCGTATTCGTCGTCCCATGCGTCAGGGATCGCCTTACCTGCCTTGGCATAGCGCAGCATGGCTTCAAGGATTTCCACAAGGCGCTGCTTCTCCAGGTCAGTCCGGTCGATGTCCGCAATGTACCGTGGACGCAAGCCTAGTGGTGGACGTGGGTCGACTTCCAGTTCAGGGATCACAGGCACAAACTCGCCAGCCACTAGCTGCATCTCTTGGTACGCAGTTTCTTCGAAGAATACGTCATCCGTGCCAGATAGATAACTGTAGCTGATATATTTTCTGCCGCTGTCCTTGCCGTCTCCACAGTCCTCTGCATACAAAAACTGTGCATCAAGGTAGTCATGTTTTGCGGTGCGGCCCAACCACTTATAGCCTGCAGCAAACAGTGTATCTTGCACTAATTGGCTATGCAGAGAGCCGTAGATGCGAAACTTCATGTTGCCGTAGACTTTCTTCGGCTCTATGTACTTCTCGACCTTGCCATCTTTGACGACGTACAAGTCTACGTCCCGTAGGTCTTGGTTGTATATCATCTTGCCCTCGCCCCACATGCCGGTGTGGATATAATCGCCAGCGCGTGGGCCGGGAGTGATTACACTCGTCTCGCCAGCCTGCCAAGTATATCCAAGAGCGAACAATGCCTCTTGAATCTCTTCTGCATGCTCATCGGATTCGACCAAGAACTGCATCTTCTTGAACTCTGGCAGTACCAGTTCGAAACGGTCAGATTGCCAGCTACCGTTATCGCCTCCAGCGAGTTCTACGAACACGTCGTAAGCATAAACCCCTGTAACCACATATTCACTACCTACTACGAGTCTCGAAGAAAGCTCTGTTCCACGGATGCACTTAACTTTGTCACCTACTTTAAAATTATTCATATTTCTCCTTGAGTTATTTAAACGGTTTTACGATTCCAGCGTCTAGCGCTGCTTGGAACTTCTTGAAGAAGGTGTCATTGTACACTCTTTCCACAAGATAGTAGTGTTCCCATGCAAATTCTCTCCACCAGCCAGATGTGATGCTCGTGCAGACCTTCATTAGCGCCATCTTGAATGCTTCCTCTGGCGTCATTCCACCTGGATAAGGCACCAGACTGCGCTCGATTGCCAGCACGTAGGCTTCTTCCAGCACGGAATAAATCTTGATCATGTGCGGCTGCTTATCGAATAGCTCCCGGCTCACCATGACTTCGCTCTCGTCTTCCTTGAAGTAGCTGTAGGCTGGCTTCTTCATGTGCTTCACAGCCTCGTGAATCGAATCATGATCGTACGTGTACTCTACACCCGTTGCCACGGCATCAAAGAAGCCGTCCTTGCTCACGTTGAGCTTGGGGTGGGCATAGGTGTAGGTGTCCTTCATGCGCTGCTCGTAGAAGGCTTTGTGGCCCTCTAGTATCTCTGCGCCCATCGCCCTCAAGTGCCAAATATCTTTCATCGTCTTCAGGAAGTGGGGCGAGTCCTTCAGATACCGATGGGACATCTTCAGCAGGAGTAGGACTTGGAGGTTAGGTAAGTCGACTTCATAACCCCCGTAGCCTTCCAACTCCACCACTTCAAGGTGGGCACGATCAACCGTTTCAATGAACTGAATAAACTTCTCAGCCCTGCTATCGGGCCATGCCACTTCCACCTCGCATATCTTGCCTGCAGCGTTGCGCATGAAGATGCTTTTGCCATGATTTATCGGGTAGAACGAAGTTGCTTGGAACACCTTCTTGAAGGCTACCGCTTCGTCATACGTGCCAACGAGGTCGAGGTCATTCGGGGTGATGCCTTCTTCATAGTACGCCAGAGCCGTGCTTCCAATTACAATCATCGTTCAATCCTTTCAGTTAATCAGCAGTGTACCGAGCTAGAGTTCCACAGGTAAGAGTTACCTTCCATCTCTTGCAGCAAGCTGTGCAACTGACTGACAGCATCGTTGCTGTATACGTCGTAGTCAGCATCTTCCACGTTTTCGATGTCGTTGCTGAGTGCGTTACCACCATCGTATGGCTCGTTGTAAGGGAGGTAGTATTGTACGCCAGAGACCGAAGCAACAAGCTCAATTGCCTCAAGGATTTCTCCAGCTTCCGCTGCTTTCTGGTTTGCAACAGCGTAGTCTCCAGCGTTGTCAATAACTTCCTTAACAAGCGCAGTAGCTTTTGCAATCTCTTCAGCAATGAATTTGCTCGCGCCCTGCTGGATTTCCGTACGTTGTGCCTTCAGTTCAGCAATGGAATATCCGTTGATCGTTATATCTTTCATGTGTTCTCCTTAGGTTGTATTTGATTGATTAGCAGTTGGAAGAATTCCAGCTACCGTTAAACTCATCACGCATACTGTCGACAGTGTTGTACACGTCATCGAAGTCCAAATCTCCGATATTTGCAGCTTCAGCAATGTTGGAAATCTCTTGCAGCAAATCTTGAATCTTGCTGATGTTTGCGGCAATTGCTTCATTTGCTTTCTGAATCACAATTGCCGACTCACGTTCAAACTCTTCCCGCTTCGACTTCAGAATTGCCAGATCAACGCTCAGGTTACCTTCCATGTGTACTCTCCTTTAAAGAGGGCGGCGAGTGCCGCCCCTTAGTTATGCCTCCTTCGGCTTGAATCCCTTTTTAATTTCACCACTGTCGGGGTCAGTGAAGTCGACTGCAGGCTGTCCCGCAAGCCACTCTTCCTTGTCGTGCAATTGATGCGTATCGTTTTCATAGTAATACTCACCAGCAGGCCCAGTCATACCGTTATCACGGTTCTTGGAGATGTAAGCCTTGGTCGTATTACGGATGATCGGGTCTTCGCTCATCTTGTCACGCACCAGCAGAATGTTCAACGCTGCTGACTTAAAGATTGTCGAGGAGCCAGAGAAATCTTCCTCGCTGATCATAGCACCAGCACTGTTCTGTTGTCCACCACCGCCACTCTTACGGACGTGGTTGATGTTGATAAACGAGATGTTGTGCGACTTGATCAAACCCTTTTGCCACTTGAGGAAGACAGCTTGCTCTTCATTGCTCAATCCGTCAAGTATATCTTGAATCGGATCAAGAACAATCACCTTACAGTCACAGCCAATGACCAGTTGTTCGACCACTGCCTGCAGATCAGCGATGCTGCCATCACGATCATCAACCAGGTGGAACCTGTGGCTACCATCCTCGCGGAAGAATAGCTCTCGCTCCTTCTCTTTAACATACTCAGAATCGAGATATGCCAGCCGCTCTTCACGATTGGCTATGTTGCTGATCTTACGGCCTATGTGGCGACTCAGCATCGAGATGCCATACTGCCCTGCGTTCAACTCCATTGACACGACACCGACCCTGTGAGGGCTGTGGAATACCAAGTAGTAGATGATGCTGTCGACATACACCGTCTTGCCCAAGCCTGACGCTGCACCGATGTTGCAAATCTTACCCAGTGAGAGTCCACCGGCAGTCATTTCGTTGACCTTGTGCATGAATGGCGGGAATGGAATCTTCTCAGCATTCATCTCGTCACGCATACGTCCCGGTAGGTCACCAGAGCCTACGATGCCTGCTGGCGTGTACGCTGCAGCATTCCAGAAGTCCTGAACGAAGTCACGCTCTTTGCCTGCCTTGATGTAGTCGTCGCTGTCCTTGAGTCGCATGTTCATGATGTACACGCGGCCCTTCGGCAACACCTTGGCTATCTTTTCAGCAGCCTCGTGGCCTGCCTTGTCATTATCCATACAGACGATGATCTTGGCGAACTGGTTAAAGAACGCGTAACGGCTCTGAACCTGCTTGTGAGCGCCTGATTCACCCAGTGTGCTACATACTACGGCTGGAGGATCAAAATCCTTGCCACGCCTCTCCATATCGTCCTTGAGCATCTGCCACGTACTTGCCACCTTGGTTTCACCACCAGTAATGATGATGGTACGTGTGCCATTCCTGAAGCGTACCTCGCCAAACATGTCGCACTCTTTACCAACTTGCCCGATAGGCGCGGTGAAGTCCTTCGGCATACGCCTTGTGCGATACCCGACCAGTTCACCGTCGATAGTTGTTGGATAGAATTGCTTGACTAGCTCTGCCTCTTCGTCGTACTCGTGCCGGATGCCAAAGAACTTGTATGCCTCGTCCCTGATACCTCGGTAATTCAGCCCTTTGTACGTTGTGTAACCCTTAATCTTCTCTGCTTCTTCCGGCGTGATTGCTTCCCTTGTCATAACTTCTTCATCTTCCTCTTCCTCCTCATCTAATCCTAGTTCGGCTCGCCTCTCGTCAGAGAGGATAGTCTTTTCACAACTGTAACAATGCCCTCCCCTGCCTTCTCCGTACCAGTGGAACCCGTCGCTTGAGTTACAACCTCGAAATGGGCAGGCATTTTTGCCTATTACAAACTCTGTCATTGTAAGTGATCCGCACGACTGTAGCCTAGATTCTCGATTTCGAATTTGTCTGCTGCTTCACATGCATCTTCAAACTTTGAAAACTGACCAACGTGGTGCCGCTTTTTGTCGACCTTAATCTCGACTCGCCATTTACTTCTGTCAGGTGCCCAGTACACTCCCAGTCGTCCAGATTTATTAGTTTTGCGGCCCCTGTTGGAGCATTGCCGCGAGGCTGTCTCCCATTTGCAGTTGTCTTTGCAATACGCCCCACTGTTGTCAACCCGCTCAAGCCACGCCCCTTCTGGTTTGTCGCCCATGTCGCTATAGAAGTTAGTAAAAGACTTCCACTCGTCGCACAGCGTAACACCCTTATCGAAGTAATACCTAGCATTTGCGTGGTTTGGGTTTGTTGCCCTGTTCACCATCTCTGCCCATACCTGGTATATCTTGGTCTTGGACATGCCGTGCTTTGTGTAGTTTTCTCTTGCCATGTACCTCCTTATTAAACCTTTTTGACGATGATTGCGTAGCTGCTGCTGTCAACTTCAAACTCATTGCGATTGACACCGGCATCACGGAGGGCTGTGTAGATACCATGAGTGATGCCATGCACTGCGCAACGGCCAAGCAAGGCTATAACCGCCTCTGCCTCTTCCGTAGACAGTTCCAGCGACACTGTTTGGACATCCGTGTAAGTGACCTTCTCGACTTGCTTAATTACTGCTTCTGCTTTTGCCATATTGCTCCTTGTTAAGTTAAAAAGTGATGCCCGACTACGACATTCTCTGCTTCTTCTCGTGTGTTGAACATCAGTTTTGATTCGCTTTCATGACCCCAACTCTCGTACCTTACTTCAAGCCAAAACTTGCCGTATGCCTCGTGCGGCTGATCCAGAATCTCTGTTACATACCCGTCGATCAGATTCATTCGACAGTCGCCAGCATGTGGAGTTTGTTCCAGCCTTCTTGCCACTGACGCTCCCAACGGTTATCTTCGATAAGGCGTGCATACAGGGTCTTGTCTAGGCGCTGGTCGTCTGCAAGCATGCGGACATTGGCCTTCATTGCAGCGACTTCCTGACGCAGTTCATGGCGCTTCTCACCTACGCTGTTTCGGAAGTAGAATTTGGTGGTCACTACGTCGGCCTCAACTTGCCGGATGAAGTTTCGACGGCTGCTGATGCGTGACTGCAGGCGTTGCTGGATAGTTTTCAATTTATTCTCCTTGTATTCTCATTAATGAGATATTACCACGAACGACTGCGCAGATACTCTTGCTATCCTTTTCTCGTACAAGGTAAGGGACGCACAGCGAAAGGTAGTCGATTGACGGCCGGTTTCCTACTTGTGGGAACGTATTCATTTTTAATTCTCCTTGTTTGGTAAGCAGCCATTATAGCTGCATCATATTCTTTGTGTCAACCCTTTATCGGGTGATTCCTGCATTCTGCGCGATCTTGCATGTCCCAGGTGTAGTCGAACAGGTAGTTATGAGCGTTACCTTTCAGGTTGTACTGATGCTTGCTCACTGACACCTTCACGAACGTCCTGAACCCTGACTTCCCCGCTGGCGCTACTCGATGCACAACTGTGTTATCAAGGCGTAGCAGCGTGTTTGCAGGGTAGGTCTTGATATTCCAATCGTGGGCCTCGATCTGCATCTGCCAGAGCGACAGTTTGTGTGCGCTACTCAGTTCCATTGGCTGAATGCAGAACTCCGTCGGGCTGCTATCGTACCAGATAAAGTTCAAGTCATCTGTGCCATAGCCGTCGATGTGCCACTGCGGACGGTTGGGGTAGGCTCCAGCCTCGACATACATACACTTGGCAGTCACGTACACGTAGTAGTCGTCTCCAATAGGTACAAGGTGGTCGCCTATTGCTTCGTTGACGAGTGGTCTTACCCACTTCAGGTTGTCTGGTATCAGGATCAGTGGGTTCCCTGCCATACAAACCGGCATGTACTGGACATACATGTACTCAGGACACTCCAGTTTGAATTGATCAATCACCGCTGGCGCATTACCTACTCGGTTCATGCGACCACCTTGTACTTCTCGACGCTGGCCTTCTCTTTGTCGACGTTCATGATCGACACGGATGCCCAACCATCGCCCTGTGGGCAGGTGCTGGTCTGCGTGGAGTCGCCGTGGCTGACGATCTTCAGACCTTGCAGCCGTGGGTTCTCGGAGCGGTATGCTGCAGCGTTGAACTCTGCGTTCTGGCGCGCCTGACTACGGGCATCTTCCAGCGTGTTGAACGAGACGGAGTCTTTGCCACAGCCTGCGATGAATGCTACGGACAGGGCTGCGAATACTGCGGCGCGATAGAATTTTTTCATTTGATATTCTCCTTGGGGTTGGCTCTGTTGAGCCGGGTTGTTTGCTGCTAGAACACAGATCATATTCGACCTGTGTTCTGCTGTCAATAATTATTTATCGTTGTAGACTGGGAACGCTGAATTAACTTGCTCTGCTATGAGGCGTGCCAGCCAGACATGCTCTGCCTGTGTTACACCTTCGTCAATACGCACGTCAAGATAGTGAATCCAAGAGCGCAGCGTACCGTTGACGTATAGGCGACTCATGGTTAGTCCCTCAGGCAGGATAACTCGTGCGACCTCTTTAGCAATACCCTTCTCCAAGGCTTGTCCATACTTGGCCTTAACCAGGTCTAGTATCTCAGTCTGTGCTTCAGTCCACCATAGGGCCAATTGTTCGTCCTCGGTGGTAACACTGTTCTGGCGATTATTCGTGTCTTGCATGCGCAAGTCTCGCAGACAGAATGCGTTCTCCAACTGAGTCACGTCGGCATAGCGCTGACTGAACTCTTGAAAAGCAAACGAACGATGCCTCAACAATTGCCTTGCAATATCCCTTGGAGACTCTACTTCGACAACAGCGTTCGCCATTTCAAAGGGACTCCAATGCTTGTACTTCTGGAGGTATCCAAGTAACTTCTCTGCTGTATCCATGTTGTGTTGGTTTGCAGGATTACTGACCCTTGCACAGTAAGCTATAAGCTCCCGTACATCTCCTATACCCTCTACTACAGGTTGTGTTACCGCGATCAGTCTAGCTTTAAACAATATGTATCTCCTTATGCGTAAGCCAGTTCAAGAACAGCGTTGGCAAACATGCGGCTCTCTGTCATGTTCGGATCGAGATTGATGGTGACACCGCCGTACGTGATGCTCAGTTGTGGCTTGATTTCCACAGCGACATCGACAGGCGTGTCTTCCGTCAGTTCGAAGTTGCCTGTCTCAATCTTTGGCGAGACACCGCTAACAAACTCAACTTCGAAGTTGCAGAAGTAGAATTCATCCCGGCCCTTGTAGAAGCTGACACCATTGGCGCGAGACACCTCTTCGACTACCTGCAGCGAACCGACAGCATACTCGGTAGGCCAGTCAGAACGCAGCAGGCGTACAGTGTCTCCGACTTGGTAGCGGCGAGGTTCGGCTGGCTGTTCTTCCTCGACCAGTTCAACTTCATCAAAGAAGAAGAACAGAGCGTCACCGTCACGGTCTTTCAGATACAGTCCACCTCGGCTGTACTCGTCTGTCGCTATAGTGCTATCAACAGTAAGGACAGCCCCAACGCGAATGTACGGAGGGTAGTCAGAGTTCAGCACGCGGACGGAGTCACCTGCCTCGATAGCTGACGTTTGTGGCGCTGGCTCGACAGCTTCGAAGTCGGTCTCATCGTACGTCATGATATCGCCGTCAGTGTCAGTGATGCGGACATAACCGTTTGAACTGTCTTCGTAGACAACGTAGGTCTGGCCCTTGTTGATGTAGTAGCGGTCGTCGGTTGCGCAGCGAACGGTTTGGCCTTTAGTAAACATTGAAATTCTCCTTGAGGTTTGGCTCTTCGAGCCGTTATTTGTGCTCTGCACAGAAATTGTGCCTAGCAATCTTACGACACTTCATTTTATTTGCCCACTTGGGCTTATTACCTGAGTGAAAGAACTTCTCATTAATGAGAATTTTATTTGAATTTCGTACATCTGTCAACATCTCTTGCAACTGGTACGTCATCGGCATCATTGGCTTCTTGCCTACCCAAGCAAACTGATTCCGTTCCTTGATAATACCACAAGCTGATTTGCCTGTGGCAAGCATTCTGTTCTCTATGACATCTAGTACAGCCCTGCGTCCCGCTAATGGTTCTGCACGAGCCTCGTAGTATATCGCATTGGCTATGCATCGATCATCAGCTAGGGTCTTGGGCACTCTTGGATTCGCTACTGGACTACTCACTACTGCTAAGATAAGTGCAAGAGCTACAACACACTTCCTCAAAGCAGTGCGTCAGCGGCTACTACCAATACCAATGCCACACCAATGATTAGTAACACAACTTGAATATTCGTCATTCTCTTCCTCTCTCTTGCCAGCCTAAGTGCCTCCAGGTTTGCTTCTAGTGAAAATAAGTGTCTGTTGGCATGTATCCTCCTGAACATTTCTGTTGTTTCTGAGTCTCTGTCTGGAACAGTGCGCATATGCCTCCCATAAATAGAAAAGCCCACCGAAGTGGGCTTGGTGTTTGTCAGCGAAAAGACATTCTAATACAGAATGCCACGCCTTGTCAATAACTTTAGTGCGTCTCTTGGACAGGAACATCGCTGAACTTATCAAACTTCTCGTCAATCACCGTGTCATTCCGAACAGTGGAAGCCAAGATGGATAGCTTTGCAAACAGCGCCTGAATATCCTTACCAGTGGTGCCGTAAGGGATGTTCAGTTGCAGTTCTCCAGCCATCATGATGACGCCACGGTCTAGAGAGCGACGACCAGTCTTTGGCTCTGCTGCTTTCCTCTCTGCGACGGCTTCGCCAATCTGAGCCATCACAGCCGTGTCTGCAGCCGTTGGCGCTGCTCCTGCTACGCTGGCTGCTATGACCTCCTCAGGAAGCTCTACAGGGGCTGGAGCAGCCGTTGGTGCTGGCAACACTGTCGCTGCTACTGCTTTTGCTGCTGCAGCCTTACGATACGCAGCCGTATTCGTCTGACTTGGTTTGGAGCCGGTGGCCTCGGCAATGAAATCGTTTAGTCCCTTGAAGTCGTACTCCGTTGTGATGAACTGCCTCAAGGCATCGATTGCCCTACCCTCCTTGAAGCCGTCCATATGCTCCTGCACCATCGGTGCGCCCCACTTGTTGTACAGCTTGGCGAAGGTGTTCATCCGACGATGGCAAGTCTTGTAGTCTTCGCCTGTCGGGTCAGCATTGAACCCTGCCGCCTTGTACACGTCCATCACGAGTTGCTTCGTAGCCTTGCTCACGCCTTCCTTCGACGTGGCAAAGATGGTCAGAGCGATTGCAGCCTCGATGTGTAGAGCCTGCTTGCCGAAGCCGAAAGCCTTGGTCATCGCCGTGACACAAGCACCCTTGGAGATTTCCGTCAGGAACTTGTTCGCTTCCTTGTCAGCAGTCTTGCCCTCGTCCTTTGGAATTACTTGTGGCACCTCACCCTTGTTCAGAGTGTCCAGCACAGCCTTGCCGATGACTGATTTGTTCGGAGCAACTTTCTTTGCAGCAGATTTTTGAGCGGTGGTCATTTGATACTCTCCAGTATGTTCGCAGCAGCACTATTGCCCTGTCGATGTGTTGATACTACCTCATCTGTTACCGTCTGTGTTGACTTTAATCAAACTATTTTCATGTCTGAATCAAGTTTGTCAATCAACTCAAGCCGTTCTTCGATCAGGCTGTCACGCATCACAACCTGCTCAAGTGATAACTTACCCGACTGTTCAGACTTAAGCAAGCGGTATGTGCGACGAATCGCATTTATTTCTGCTTCCACTTCAATGATGGTCTGCATGGGGCTTCCTGTCGTTAAGAATACGATCACAAATTACTAAGGACAGGGTCTTATTAGCGAGTCCGTATCGACGGATTGTAGGTGAGCTATTGCCGATCATCCGCTCGCTTGCAGCGTGCCGGTCTGTAGTCACCCAGTAGGCTACAAGAGACTTGACGTAGTCTCCTATCATGACATGTCACTCGCTGGTCGGATGGTTACGAACGTGGGGAACCGTGGCTTATCCTTCACACCCTTCGGGAAGAACTTGAACTTAACTACTTGCCCAATAAGCTTCGTCTGGTTCAGCCAGTAGTCAGCCCGTTCCTCATGCGTCATTGCACCTGGGCCAACTATGACGATCTGGCCTGCAGTGAACAAGAGCTTGGTGCCGTCGTACACGTCCTTCAACATGCGACAGGTCATGTTGCCTACCATACCCTTGCCTACCAAGTTCTCCATGTGTGACGAGCGTTCTGAGCGTCCCAGTAGGTTCGTCACCTTTTCATTCTGGTTCTCCATCGCCTCTTCAAGGGACAGGACTTCTGCCTCCTCTTCGATGAATCGCTTGATGCGGAGATATGCGCCCTTGACAGTCGACGCACGGCCCGACTTATGCGGGGCATCCATTGCACGAAGCACGACACCTTCGAAGCCCTGCTCAAGCGCCCATTCTTCGAACGCAGCCAACTCTTCAGGGTTGTTGACGACAGTCATTGGAACTGCCTTGAGGTATGGCAGATTCAAACTCTTCACCACCTCGTACAGCGCAGAGATACGACCGATGTACGGAAGGTCGATGAAGTCAGGATGCAGGTAGTCGAACACATACCACACTGCGTCAGGCTCGTTGTAGCCACGGCTAACTGCCCCGCTGGTATCACGGCACAGGCTCGGGCTAGTCCAGTCACCGACTGCCAGTTCACCATCCATGCCAAGGAACTCAGGCTTGCTAAATCGCTCAGTGACGAATGGATTGCCGTGAGTCTTCAGGCTTCGGCCTGTTAGTGTACCGTTGAGGTTAATGCCGCGCACTCCATCGATCTTAACCATTGCGGCGCATGGAAACTTCTGCTTGGCTTCGTCGTAGTCACATGCCAGATGTGGTTTGAGTGGTTTGTTCATTATTCTTCTCCGTCATCTTTGTGGTGGCGTTTGCGCCAGAAGTAGTATTCTAGCCCAAGGTACAGGATGAATGCAACAGTTATTAACAGCGTCCAGCCATTCATATTGACTCCTCTAGTTCAAGTGGTTTTCGGTGGCGCTTCAGTGCAGCTTGTCGCAGTGCTTCTCTATGTGCCGCGCTCTTAGGTAGCCCTTTTAATGCCTTACTTATTTTAGCCTTATGGTCGTCTGTCTTCGGCAACTTTGCGCACTCTGCAAAGGCTTCGAACCTCTCAGGCTCTGTTGCATGGAGGTGCTTAAGCCTTTCGGAGTGGGATTTTCTGGCCGCCTCATCCCACTTCTCCGTAATGAACGCAGAATGCTCTGCTCTTCTGTCTTCCGTCCAAGCCGCTGCAGTGCTAAGAGCCTGCGACTCTTTGCGACCCTCACGCGCCCAACTCTTCAATGACGCTGCAGACATCTTAGCACGATCAGTCTCAGTGAAATTATGACCATCGTGACCAACTGGCGCACCGTCTGAACCATTCTCCATCCTGAGGTTCGCCCACTGGTCTGATTCAACGATGTTGTTGTCCAGTGAGAACTTAAGGGCGACTTCTGTACACTCCTCTTGGCTTTCGAACTGCCCAATAATCTCAGTGTCGACATCGTTGCCGTGCTTGGCAATGTGTCTACGCCACAACAGTCCCGAACCCCTGTAAGTCAGCGGGTCTCTGACCGTCTTTCCGAAGTATTTCAAACCAGTCACCCGATGAGTCTTGATGTACAGGTATATCATTCCCCGCCATTCAAGAGAAATTTTGTGTTTATCACTTTGAAGCTGAAGTTCGGATTCTTTAACGATTTGAACACAACACCTTCAGCAATGGTATTGTTGATGCTAGGACGGTCAGCGTACTCAAGGAAGTCTTCGACAGTCTTGAATTGCCTTAGTGACGTGTAGTCGAGGATAGGCACTTGCTCCAGTTGTAGGTGCTTGCAAACCACAGCACGAGAGTGTGCATCCATGTACTCACCCGTATTGATATTGAAGATATCAAACACCTTGAATTGGTGGTCTTGCAGGCCCTCCCAGTTACCGTTGATGCCTACCCCATACAACTCGCCCTGAATGGCAATGTTAGCTCCGATCATCTTATTAAGTAGCTTGTCTTCAACATCCATTGAACGAAACATTTTCACAAACGAGTTGTCAGTATTGCTCTCATCCGTCTCAAGGTCAAGATTGCGGCTGCATACGCCTGCCTTACCGTCGTTAGAGTAGAACGTGGTAGAGCTACCGTCGATCTTCAACGTCACCTCGTACGTGTCTGCAATCTGCTCAGGCGTCAGCTTGCGGAAGATGTTCTGGATGCGCTCTTGATCCGTCTTACGGATGAACGATGGGAAGTTGCCACGAGCCATGCCTTGCATCTGAGTGGACAGTGGCTTCTCCCATTTCTTGATGTTGAGGAGTTCAGACACATCCAACCCCTCGTACATAGGGTGGTCGTATGTCGGGAATACTTCGCCGGGTAGGACGCTCAATGGCATCACCAAGCCTTGAGAAAGCTCACCACGCAGTTTGATCGTACGTAGACGCTCACCGGACACTCCTTCGAACGAGCGTGGCTCCTTGCCCTTGCTAAGGAACGGCGCAATGTCATGTGGTATAAAACTATCAATTTCGAAATACACGACAACGTCTTCAGCCTTGAACTCACCCTTCTTAGCAACACATTGCCAGCCGTCAATAATGACGAGGTCGAGTGCATCTGCATTGGTGTGTTGACGGATTTCAGCTACTTTGCGAATGGTTGCGAGGTTTCTCATTTAATTCTCCTTGTTATTTGACTACTACGATTTCAGCTTCGATGCACCTGGATTTGTGATGCACCCTGTCTGATCCATATCCGTTATTAGAGTTGTCAAGCTTGAGTATCTCAGACCGCACTTTCTCACATTGTGCTTGCGTTACGAATTTACCGATAACATTGGTAATTCCTTCGCTACGACCATCGCTGATGGTGACGAGTATCCACAACAGAGCTACAGTCATTTGCTCCTCCGTGCCAGCATTGCATCAGCCATTCGGTATGCATCGTCTGCTACTTGGCGTGAGTCATAGAAGCCTGCTGGTGCAGAAACAGATAACACACCCGGTATACTAGCCATCGCAAACTCATCCCGCAGCGTCTTGCGCTCCATGACCAGTTCATCCACCACTGCTGCATCAATGCCAACTGCCCACAGGTGTCGCTTGATGTCTCGTTTCATTGCGTCGTCAATCATTCTTGTTCTCCTGTCGCCTTGGCAATAGCTGCTCGTGCAGCACGTTCTTCGTCGTTCCACATCTTCGGGTTTGAGTACCCGTAGCGTTCAAGCATGAATTGCAATGCAGCAAGTAAGTCAGGCGCTGCATCGGCTAATCTTGTATCCACTGCGTGTTCCATGTCTATCTCCTCGTGTTGATGTGCAGCCATTATGATGACCTCGTTGGCACACGTCAAGAGTTATTTTCAAATTAATATGGCTCGATTACAGGCTCTACAAGGCGTTCAAACAGGCTCAGGCTAGTCTGCTATCAACCCGCCTCCGTTATCGCCTTGTATACCCCTCTACGGCCTCCCATCTCATTAATGAGAATGTAATCAATCCTCGATATTGATCTGGTAGTTCATGAGCGCATCGTATGCTCGTGGATCAAGCACATAGCGATACTCTTCGGCACGTTGTTTGATAAATACCTCCTTCGCTTTCTTGTACACCTGGAAGGCTTCCTCTGGCGTGTCGAAGTATCCCAAGGTAGTCACTCTGCTATTACCCCTCGACATCTGCGCCCTGTACTTACTATTAGGTTTATGGAAAGTCACGCCAACAGGGAGTGCGCCACGGCTTGCACCAGAGTTGATCAGAAGCATGTTGAGTGGCTTTGGCAAGAACAGGCAAGTATCCTCACAGTAGTGACTGTTGCCACGTATTAACAAGTCTTTATCCAGTTCACCACCCTCCTTGAACCCTACCTGAGAGTTGCACCAACCAGCAAACAACTGAAACTCCAAGAATTCGTCACTCACAGAGCAGCATGTGTACGTCGGGTGAGATTCGTGAAACTTTGCATCATAGCAACGTAATAGTAACCCACGCCACAGGACGTATTCCTTTGTGGGCCTTCCGCCTACAGTTGCTTTGTAGACACCTCTAGTGTAGTTGCCAACTCCTCTTTTCCTTGCCATTCGACCTCCTGTTGTTTTGTTTAAGTTTATTTCGACTTTGCTCTTGCACTGGTTCAAAAACTCTGGCACCCTAAAGACTTATAATAGACAAGACATACTTAGTTACTACTAATTTGTAATACTTAGTAGAGGGGTTTACACCTTATTTCATGTAACTAAAGATATAAACTAGTTGGTCTTGTCTTTAATATAACTCTTAAGCTATATCTAAGCTTGCTTAAGCATGTCTAGTATTATGGATTAGTTATTCCCACCTGTCAAGCCCTACGATACAATTAGTTCATATGCATGTCACATTGTTGTAGGCATACGACTACAGCCTGTGTAGGCATAATCTTGCACAATGTTGGTGATAGTAATTGACTTCATGCGTCATAAGCCTCATAATGACTCTCGTTGGTGCAGCGGATGCAGCGACACAATAATCATACAAACAATCAAGGATTCAAGATGAATCGTAATGCCCTGTACTTCGCAGCA